TACAAAATCTGAATTTGCATCTTATCTTTTGCCAGCGTGGATGGTGGGCCGTGATCCAAAACTCAAGATTATTCAAGCAACTCACACAGCTGAACTTGCTGTAAGGTTTGGTCGTAAGGCTAAACACTTAATGGATAGTGAAGAGTACAAAGAAGTTTTTCCAACGAGACTACAAGAAGATAGTAAGGCAGCCGGTCGCTGGCAGACAGCACAAGGGGGCGAGTATTTTGCAGTTGGTGTCGAGGGAGCAGTAACCGGTCGTGGTGCGGACTTACTTATCATCGATGATCCTCATTCAGAGCAAGACGCTATGAATGCTAAATCTTTAGAGCGGGCTTATGAATGGTACACGTCAGGTCCACGTCAACGTCTTCAACCAGGTGGAATGATTGTACTCGTTATGACTCGATGGAATACCAAGGATCTAACAGGCATGTTACAAGCAGCACAAGCTGCAGACCCCAAAGCAGATCAGTGGGAAGTAGTTGAGTTTCCTGCGATCCTTCCTAACAATACACCGGTGTGGCCAGAGTACTGGGAACTAGAACAATTATTAAATGTTAAAGCATCGGTTGCCCTTCCAAAATGGAATGCACAGTATATGCAAAATCCAACTTCGGAAGAAGGTGCATTAATTAAAAGGGACTGGTGGAAGAAGTGGCCGGAGGATAGAGGCATACCCGCGTGTGATCATGTTATCCAATCTTACGATACTGCATTTTTAAAAAAAGAAACTGCCGATTACTCAGCCATTACGACCTGGGGTATTTTTCGTGAGAATGAAGATAGTCCTCAACAACTAATTTTATTAGATGCAGTTAAAGATCGTTTTGAATTTCCAGAACTCAGACGTGAAGCTTTAAAATTATATAAGTACTGGGATCCAGAAACAGTTTTAATTGAAGCTAAGGCATCAGGATTACCATTAACCTATGAGCTTAGAGCCATGGGAATCCCTGTAATTAACTTTACACCTTCAAGAGGTAATGATAAACACTCTAGAGTAAACTCCGTTGCTCCCATTTTTGAGAGTGGACAAGTGTGGGCGCCTACACATTTACAGTTTGCGCAAGAAGTCATAGAGGAATGTGCTGCTTTTCCTTTTGGTGATAATGATGACTTAGTCGATAGTACAACTCAAGCAGTAATGAGATTTAGACAAGGTGGTTTTTTAGGTCACCCTGAAGATTATAAGGATCAAATTATGCCAACAGTTAACAAAACATATTATTAATGAAAGTTTTAATAGAAATTTATAAAATTCTAGCAAGACTAGGAATTAAACCTAAAGATATTTTAGGGATTGGTGGTAATATTCAAAAAATGGGTAAAAGTTTGTATAACAACCCAGTATCGCAAGAAGCTTTGTTATGGATTGCAAAAAATCGTAAACTTCCAGCAAAATTTATTGAAGAAATTAAGTTAACTGCTCGAACTTTAAAAAATTCTAAACCAAAAGAGCAAGAAAAATTTTTACAAAACTTAAAAGACATAGAAAAATCAAAAAATCCTTCTAAATTAAAATCTGCACAAGTTATTAAACTAACAAAAGAGTCCAAGTCGCCAGTACCTAGCGTCAAGAAACCAGAATCTGTTAGTCCATTGGTTGATAAAATAATTCAAAACATAGAAATTGCAAAAACAATAGCGGATGCGGAGAAAGCAAAAAAAATGGCCTTTGCTAAAGGAGAACTTAAACCAAAAATTACGGACAAAAGCGCATTGGATGCTGAGTCTGTTTTAAAAATGAATTATAATGAAAATAATGAGTTTGCTAACGCTAAAGGAGTGGCTCGTTACATTGTTATGAACTCAGATTACCTATCAGAAAAACAATCTAAAGATTTAGCAGCTGGTAAGGACCCAATAATGGTTTTTGAAGAAATTTATGGAACGAAAGCTACTAAAAATATTCCAAACGAGAATAGTACTAAAGTTGCTGCCGCTTATGCAAATTATCTTAATGATATTAAAGATAACAGAGGCCGTGGCGCTGAAGATCCAGAATTTGATCGAGAAACAATTGATATTGATTTTACAACAGATGATATTTTGTTTGCTCAAGGCGGTATCGCTAATCATTTTAGAAAAAGATAATGAAAAACCCAACATTAGTTAAAAACATGAAACACGTGAAATGGAAAGAAATACCTCCGCTAAAGGGCCCGGAGCCTAGAGGCTTGATTAATGAACAAAAACAAGATAAACCAGAAAGATTGGAGAAAACAAATGGCAGACGTAGATAAATCCTTACCGAACGTAAGGCAAAATATAACTATACCTTCACAAGAGGAACAGACAGAAGTTGTTGCAGAAATGCAAGAATCTATGCCCTCTCCTGATAATACAGAGATTACAGAAAATCCAGATGGTTCAGTTGATGTAGATTTTGATCCAGGTGCAGCAGCGCCTTCACAAGGCAATGAGCATTATTCAAATTTAGCAGCAATTTTACCAGATTCAATTTTACAACCATTAGGTTCAGAACTTTTTGGTAACTACACAGATTACAAAGAATCAAGAAGAGAATGGGAAAGATCATACTCTAAAGGGTTAGATCTTTTAGGTTTTCAGTTTGAGCAACGTACACAACCGTTTCAAGGAGCAAGTGGTGCAACGCATCCAGTGCTTGCAGAAGCTGTTACACAATTTCAAGCGCAAGCTTACAAAGAGTTATTACCAGCCGATGGTCCAATTAGAACTCAAATTCTAGGAGCCTCAACTCCAGAAAAAGAAGCTCAGTCACAACGGGTTAGAGATTTCATGAATTATGAAATTATGAACGTTATGAAAGAGTATGAACCTGAGTTTGATCAGATGTTATTTTATCTGCCATTAGCTGGTTCGACGTTTAAAAAAGTTTATTACGATGACTTGTTAGGAAGAGCAGTTTCTAAATTTGTCCCTGCTGATGATTTAGTAGTGCCTTACACCGCAACTTCATTAGAAGATGCTGAAGCAATTTGTCATACAATAAAAATTTCAGAAAATGATTTACGTAAACAACAAGTTGCAGGTTTCTATAGAGACATAGAAATTTTTGCACCTTATGCAGAAGAAACTGAAGTTAAGAAAAAAGAACGAGAACTAGAAGGTACCGAAATGAACGGTCAACAAAAAAACAATAAAATGTATACGTTGATTGAAGTTCATACTGATTTAGATCTTGAAGGCTTTGAAGATAGAGCACCTGATGGAATGCCTACAGGAATTAAAGTTCCTTACATCATAACAGTAGACAGTGGTTCTAGAAAAGTATTATCAATTAGAAGAAACTATAAAGTTGATGATCCGAAAAAAAGAAAAATTGATTATTTTGTTCATTTTAAATTTTTACCGGGTTTAGGCTTTTATGGTTTTGGATTAATTCATATGATTGGTGGTTTAACAAGAGCAGCGACGTCTGCCTTACGACAACTAATTGATGCTGGTACACTCTCCAATTTACCAGCAGGATTTAAGATGAGAGGGATTCGTGTAAACAACGATGCTCAATCATTGCAACCAGGTGAGTTTCGAGATGTCGATGCACCTGGTGGAAATCTAAGAGATGCTTTTATGACTTTGCCTTACAAGGAACCTTCTGCAACATTATTACAGTTGATGGGTATTTGTGTTCAGGCTGGACAGAGATTCGCGTCAATTGCTGACATGCAAGTTGGCGACGGGAACCAGCAGGCGGCTGTTGGAACAACTGTAGCTCTTTTAGAACGTGGTTCAAGAGTCATGTCAGCGATCCACAAAAGATTGTATGCTTCTATGAAAAATGAGTTTACTTTATTGTCGGATGTTTTTTCAACTTACCTTCCCGCGGTTTATCCATATGAAGTAGTAGGTGCGGACAAACAAATTAAACAAGCTGACTTTGACGACAGAATAGATGTTTTACCAGTTGCTGATCCAAATATATTTTCATCAACTCAAAGAGTTTCTATTGCTCAAACAGAATTACAATTAGCTCAATCTAATCCAGAAATGCACGATTTATATGCAGCTTACAAAGATATGTATCAAGCGATTGGTGTTAAAAATATTGATCAAATATTACCACCACCGCCAGAGCCGGCTCCTAAGAATCCAGCTCTAGAACATATCGATGCTTTAGCGGGTACTCCTTTTGAAGCTTTTACAGGACAAGATCATCAAGCTCACATTGCAGCTCATCTTTCTTTTATGTCTACAACTATGGCACAAAATAGTCCTGTTATTATGGGTTCATTAGAAAAAAATATTTTTGAACATATTTCATTAATGGCTGATGAACAGGTACAAATGGAGATGCAAGAAAAAATAATGCAAGTAGGCCAATTACAGCAAATGATGCAAAATCCTGAAGCACAACAAAATCCAGAACTTAAACAAGAAATGGATAGATTAGTTATGGAAATTGAATCTAGAAAAGCTGTTTTAATTTCTGAGATGACTGAAGAGTTTGTTAAAGAACAAAATAAAATAATGGGCGATTTAGGTAATGATCCAATTGCTAAATTAAGAGCAAGAGAACTGGATATTAAAGCTCAAGACAATTTAAGAAAACAAAAAGAAGACGATGCAAGGTTGAATCTAGATAAGATGAAAGCTATGATGAACCAAAGCTATCAACAAGAAAAAATGGATCAAACCGAAGATTTAGCTGAACTTAGAGCTGAAACTTCACTAACTAAACAAAAAATGTCTAATCAAGCAAAAGCAAAAGCTGATGCAACTAAAAGATTTGATGTAAGTACATTAAAAGGACCAAGGAGTTAATTATGGTAAAAAATAGTCTATACGCGAACATTAATGCGAAAAAAAAAGCTGGGACGTCAAAAAGTAAAGCTAAAAGTACAATTACACCTAAAGCTTATGCTAATATGAAAGCAGGGTTTCCAAATAGTAAAAAAAATAAGGGTAAAGCGTAATGAGAGCCACTCTTGGAATGGGAGCGGTTCGTGCTTCTTTCAAGAGAGGCGGAACGCCTGCTTGGCAGCGTAAAGAAGGTAAATCTGAGTCCGGTGGATTAAATGCTAAAGGTAGAGCTTCATATAATAAAGCAAACCCGGGATCTAATTTAAAAGCACCACAACCAGAAGGCGGATCAAGAAAAAAATCTTTTTGCGCTAGAATGGGTGGGATGAAGAAAAAACT